ACAAAAACAACTTCAGCACTATCTCTTGTAAAGTTTGAACCTGTACTTGCACCTATTTTTGCACCAGCTACTGATATATCATTTGAAGTTTTACCCACAAGCAAATCTCCACTTACACTAGCACTATCGTCTATTGTTACTTCACCATTAAAATAACTTATTCCATTATTATATAAATCAAAATTAAAATTTGAGGCTGTTCCAAAACTTCCTCTTCTTGCAAACAAATTACCAGTAAAAGTTGCATCCCCACCAACATCTAAAGCTACAGAGGGTGTATTTGTTCCAGTATTTATACCAACATTACCTCCATTAGGATTTAATAAAAGAGGATTTATTGCACTTAAATCTGTTCTGTCAGTTGATTGTATCCAAGCTCTTGATGATGTACCAATACCAAAATCTAAAACAGCAGTTAATGTTGAAGTTGCTGTCGAACCTAATCTTGTTCTTGTTCCTGCACTAACAGATGTTCCTGATGATGTGGGTAATGCCGTACTATCCCCACGAACATCTAAAAATGTTGTTGGTGATGATTCTTTTAAACCTAACCTACCACCAGAATCAATTCTCATACGTTCACTTATACTTCCCCCAGATACAGAACTTTTAAATATAATGTTTGGGCTTACATTTGTTTGAGTTGTATTAGCAGATAATACTAAATCATTTCCATCTGTTTCAAATTTTGATGATTGTACACCTTCTTTTGCAATTATATCACCAGTTACATTTATACCTGTACTTGTGGTCTCTAAGCGTTTAGAATTATTGTGATATAATTCAACTGCACCATCTTTAATACCTCTTAGCATATTTTTTGAAGTGCTACTTGACGTTAGTTGAATTGCAGTCCCATCAGTATCTATAAATAAACTACCTGTGCCAACATCTTTTATAAAACTATCATCACCAGAGTGAAATATCTCTAAATCTGCACTACTACCTAGCTTTATTTTATTATTATCTGCAAGAGTGATAGAATCTCCTACTGATACGCTACCAGTTGTTGTTATTGTTCCAGTTATGTCCGCTCCAGTATTAGTTGTCTCTATTTTTTTTGAATTATTAAAAAATAATCTTGAACTTCCACCCTCCGTAGCTTCAAAATATGATTTACCACCATTATCAGCTAATTCCATACCTACATCAGAAGTTATAAATAATTGATGAGTGTCGCTTTTAATTAAGTTTTGGTTACCAGTGCTTGAATGTTTTATTGTTAAATCAGAATCATTACCAAGTATTAATTCTTTATTATCAGCTAAACTAACACTATTTGTACTTTCAGTTAATAGAGAATCACCAAGCGTATCTGAATCCGTGAATTTTGCTAGTTTTCCTGCTGTACCTGAACCATCCAAAGCTCCTGCACCAATAGGAATCTCAACAACTTGACCTGATGAAGTTACACCAAGTCTTTGCGTTACTGTTCCAGTAATAGAACCACCACCATAATTATTAAATTGTAATTGACCATTATTTTTAATTTGTAATCTTGGTTGACCACTTGTTTGAAATCTAATTTCTCCATCAGATGTATTACTGTCTATTTTTAATACTTTAGTTGAACCTGATAAACCTGAACTAAATATACCAATAGCTGTTCCAGAGCTTTGTAAAGTAATAATACTTCCATCACTTGTTGTTCGATTTACAAATAGTCCAGTTGAACCATTTGATGTTAAACTTAATCCAGTAGTTGAAAATCTTGCAACTTCTGTACCATTAACAGTAACACCAATAGTTTCATCAGCAGGTTGATAAAATCCTTCATTTATTGTTCCAATAGATAGAGTAGGAACATCGACTGCACCTGCATTAAATGTAAAGGATGATGTTGAAATGCCAAATGGAAGATTATTACCTGCACCATCTGTAATTATTTTTTTTGTTCCACCTATCGCTAATGAATCTGTGCTTTTTAAAAGTCCTAAATACGAGGATGCTATAGTATTTCCAGTAAGTGCTGTACCCATAAGATTATTTTATTTACAAATATACTATTTTTTCATTTTCATTATATGCTTGTTATGATGTTCACGATGACAGTTAGAACATAGCACTTCACATTTGCTCATTATCTCTGTTAATATACGATCAACTTTACCATCATAAAAACTTTTTTTTGATAAGTTTCTGATCTCTCTAGCTATTGCAAACTTTTTTCTTTTTGTATGGTGAAAGTCTAAAGCACTAAAATTCTTATCGTATCCACAACGAACACATTTAATATCTATGTGTGTTGATAGTTTATATATGAATTGTTGTTTCCAATGTCTATGGTTTTCTTCACGTTTTTTATTTCTGCAATCTCGACAATGTATTTCAGGTTTCTTATTCTGTCTTTTATAGTAACGAGATAAAGGTTTATACTTATTGCAAGTTGCACAAATCTTACCTTCCTTGTCCTCTGTATTTTGTGCCACTATAATATTTACCGTTTTTATTATTTGTATTTCTATTTTTACTATGTATTCCTTTTCTTTTTTTCTTTGGTTTCTTTTCGTATGCCTTTGGATAAAATCTTTTAGCCATTGTTCTTCACCTTTTCGTATGACCTTCCTCCGAAATAAGCAGATACAGTAACAGTCAGAAGTAATTTTAAAAGTTCTAGCCATTCGCTAGATACTTCAAACTTTATACTAGCAGAATCTACAAATACTAAAATTATTATAGAAAATATTAAGAAAAGAAGTACAATAGGCCTTACCGATTTACTAAGTACGTTACCATTAATCATATCGTACTTCCATCTCTCAGTAACATTTTTTTGCATATCAGATTCAGCTTGAATCCAAATTTGTTCCATCTCTTTTTGAAATTTTGCTTTCTCGTCTTTCGTTCTTATAAAACGATCTGCAACACCTGCTATCTTATCAACAACACTAACACCTGCATCACCAAATATCTTAGTTATTATTTTGTTCATTTTTTATCGTTAGTCCATATATAGATAAGAAAAGCACTATACATAAATGCAATAAGAAGAACAGTTCCCAATAAAAATACATCCATTACAAGTCATCTATTAAATCAATTAATTTATGTTCTATTCTTAAAAATATTTCTATCCTTTGTACACCCTCCCATTCTTTAAGACCATCTGCAACATCCATCAATGTATTAATCTTAGATATTGTCTGTGTAGTTTTTAGCTGTTTATTTACATCAGCTTCTGATAAAGATATATCGCTTAATAACTTCATTTAACTTTGAATAAATATTGTTAATATAAAAAATAAAAATAATAATACTATAGCAAATTTAGTTCTAGGATTCATTTCTTATACACCTTATCCTCTAAACTATTTAATCTTCTATTAGTTTGTTCTTCGTATTTTTCTAATTCTTTTATTAGATAATCAATTTTTTGATTGATTACTTTAGTATCATCTTGTTCAATTTTATATTCAGGAAGTGTTTTAGCAACTTCTATCTCTGCCGTTAATTGTGAATATGTCATTGTAAGTGATATGATACCACCGACCAAAAGTCCGATGAACTTGATGTCTAATTTTATATCGCTTCGACCATCTGAATCAAGATCAATAGCTACTTTTTTGTCTAGTATTTCTTTAGGCATAATATTTTTTTTTGATTTAGATTTCTTCAAAATTAATTATTTTAATTGATAGATGTTTTTGCGTATCTAAAATATCTGCTAGTATTGGATAAATTCTTTTATAACAATCGGTAGATTGTCCTAGAAATCCATCTTTCGTAATATTTTGCGATACCACATTTCCCAATATGATGCAACCATCCGAATCGTCAGCAGAATTACCACAATGAAGCAAAATATACTTAAAATTAGGAACATCAGTAATGTGTAAGACACCTCTTGAATCATTGTGAAGATCAGGAAACCTTTTCTTGTATTTAGCGAAATAACCTCCTTCCGTTCTGTATTTAATTTGATAAGTGCCTTGAGGTATGCGAGTTTCTCCATAAACTTTGACCTCACGTTTTTCATCTTCGAGAGTAAAGCATAGAAAATCTTTTTGGTTTGTTTCATCGTTCACTAAAAATAATAACCCTAAGGTACTTTCTTTTTGTGAACTAAATCTATATAATTCTAATCTCATAATTCCTCAACAAGGTTTGATAGTGTTAAAATACCTCTATAAATCGTTTCTGTGTCCGTATCAACCGTTATATAAGCTACACCATTACTTTGTGCAGAAATACATTTAAAGTTGTTAGAAGCCATATCAAAGAACGATGTCCTATCAACAAGTATTTGTGTGATCTGATTCATAGCTAAGTTTGCATCTAACTGTCCTCCAGTATTAGTATCAAATGCAGTAACAATCTCTACATCGGTAATTATTTCATTTAGATAAGTGTCTTTAATATCTTCTGCTATAGAATTTGATACAGATGTTATTAAGATATATGGCGTGGTCGCTGATGAAGGCACAACATTATGTACTGGTACATTTGCAGAGTTAAGTGTTATGTTGCCATTAAGTGCATCAAAAACTTGTTTTCGTATGAAGTGACTTGCATCTTTCATTTTCTATATTCTTTTTGTATTTGTACTGACCAGTTATCTTTGAATCTTTTTATTGCTTCTCTTATAGATGGCTCGAAAAATGGTTTCCCTTTCATTTTAGATGTGCCTTCTTCTACAAACCTAGAATAGTTTGCATTATATCCTACAACAACACTAAACGGTTTACCTTCTAGGAACACGGATTGTTTTAATGTACCAGTATCGACTGGAACTCTTCTAGATGA